CATCTTTAAATAATATTGACTTCCAGAGCTAGGTAGAGATGCTAAATAAGCAGCAACTAAAGCATTGAAATCAGCTAGTTTTACATAGTTTGTTTCTACATCAAGAATGAATGCATCTAGGTCTACAATTGTTTCACAAAGTTTTGTTATAACAGCTTGTAATACAGCATGTGTATCAGAATCATCTGTTACACCATCTAAACAATCTACATCATAATCTGCATTTAACACATCTAACGTAACATCAATCACATCTATTTGTGCCTGTAGGTCACAAGCAGCCCTTACAAGAGCTTCAAATAGTTCTTGGGCATTAGGTGTTCCAACAGGTAAATAACTAGAAACAAGGGCACAATAATAAGCAGGGTTGATAGTTATATCAATACCTGTACCATCTAGAAAAGAAACAACAGCATTAATAAGAGCTGTCTCAACGGTGATTAAGTTATCTCCTGTATATATATCTAAAGGAATAGAATTTGGTCCTGTATATCTAACACATTCATCAGACACGATTTGTACACATCCATTGTAACATGCATCACAAGGTCTTGTTGTTGTACTAGTAGAAGTGGTACTTGTAGTGGTAGTAGTTGTGGTATCTTCTGGCATTTTATAATTTATTTATGTATTAAGAGTTTAACTCTACTAGCTATCATCTTTATTGTAAAACATTTTGCATAATCTTCATTACAAAACTTATATGTAAGTATTCTTCTGTAATTTAATAATTCACCAATAGGACTACATGAAAGATTATGGTTCATTGAAAATATAATGTTATTGTATTCTATCTTAGCTAAAATTGTTAGTTTAGCATCTATATCTTTTAATAATGCAGGAATAGTACTACATTCTATACAGTTAGTTAATCTTGGCTGTAACATATTTAATAAGTTTTGTAACTTGTTTAGCAGCATTATTACATGCTGAACACAAGCCATTTATCAATTGACATCCACATCCCACTTTAATTCCGCAACCTCTACAGTTTGCCATTTTAATAAAAGTTAGTTATATAGTTGTTGCCTGAACAACCACAGTTGTTTGAAATAAAATTATTAAGCATTCTATCAGCTTGTATATATAATCTATTTGCTGTATCTATTGCACAGTTGTTCGCTGCAGCAACAGATCCTGATATCATATAATATATACTATTTAAAGTCACCTTTGATTGTGTTTTAATTGCAAGATCACATTCCATCATGTCAAGCTTCATAAAAGCCTCATCAAACTTTTCTTGTATCACTTCAGTACGCATTATGTTCTTTTGTACATAATACACATACGCAGGTGTAACAGTGTATTTTAAATAATATACACCATCTGGTAAAGGAATTAAAGGGTCTCCTACAAGACTCAATCCTAAGGATGTTGAATTAAATATATTAAAATCATTAACGTTAAAAGGAAGAGACACAGGAGTGTTAAATCCTGGAATAGTTATTTCTATTGTAGGAGATGATACCACTGGAGGATCTGTGTCATAAGTTGATGCATCAGCAATTCCTAACGTTAATGTATTATAAGTAGGTATTACGAGTATATCTAAAATCATGTTTTTAAAAATAAAAATGCCAGAGGACTTGAGAATATCCTCTCACCCTCTGGCATAGGTTAATATGATCTACTCTTTATTAAGGAATCAAAGTAGTAGTAGTTGAAGTTGAAGGCCATACAGTAGTAGTAGTACTAGTGGTTGTGATACATGTAGTATCATCAACAACCGTTCCTAATGCAGCTTCTAATACAGATTCAATTGCAGCACTTAAGTTCTGAGGAGCAGCAATAATCACTGTAGAATCTTCATGGATATAATCACCCCACTGATAAGCCGATTTGTCATACTCATTAAACTTGATGTAGAAGGTATCATAAGTTGTACCATCTGTCACCCAGCTCTCAAAGTTTTCGTTATAACCAACCATTCTATATAAACTCTTCAAGTATCCTGCTTGATAACTGTAGAAATTCTTTTCTAATTGTTGAATTTCTGCAGAACTACCATATGCATAAGATGCACGTTGAGTGATAACTGGCTCAGCAACAAAGTTACATCTGTCAGCTACAATAAAATCAGCAGTTGTTGCAGGACCAGAATATACGAATGTTCTAAACCACATTCTGTCATATTGGAAAGGATCTGCAGCAACATCACAAGGTTGTCCATATTGAGTTAAAGGCTTACCAGAGATAACTAATAAAGCATTCTCATCATCACCCTCTCTTTGAAATTGATAGAAAGTGTTGAAACTAATGTTATCAGGGTTTGTACCTGGAGCTCTTAACTCTAATTGATAAATAATTTGGTCAATCAATGCTGGAACATCTACTGTTTCACATGGATTACCATCACAATCACAACAAGGTGCTTGAACAGTTACACTACGAGTGAAACCATTAAAGTACAATGTTTCAATGTAAGCAGAAAATGCACGAAGTGTTAATGTAACAACTTCACCGCACTTAACAGTCCAGCCACCAACTTTGGTAACTTGATTTGCTGCTGTTGCACAACCTGTAACTCTGTACCATTCTGTTACATTAGATTTGCAAGAAGAACCTGAAGGACATCCAGAAATTTTATCTGAACGCTTAGATCCTTGTAAATAAGTGTTTACTCTACCTTGAGCTACATAGAAATAAGGGGATGCTGCAATGTTACCAGCGTTAGCCACTGTGTAATCACTACGAAACAACCCAAATTGACCTGCTGTTAAATCTTGTGTTGATCCAGAGCTAGGTAAAGTATTGCCTACTGGTACAACAAAGAGCGTGGTTAGGGAAAAATCTGCCATTTTGTTTTATTTTAAATTGTAAAAAAGTTATTCGTTTGTTTGTATTCTATACATTGAGCTCTGAACAGCAGACTGGTTTTCTGTGTACATTGCTAGATTTTGAACTGTAAGATCTAAAAGTTCGTCTTCTAAATATAGTTCTAGTTCGCAATCCTCATCATAAGAATTTGTACCATCTAACATAACATATCCCACCTTGTTTATGTATTTAGGATATCTCATGTACATTATGTTCATCGTCTTTGGTGTGAACGTACCATCTGTAAATATAGAAATTTCATCTGTTGATAGAAAGTTGAACGTTTCTTGGTATTCAAATGATGGTCTATAATGGGTATTTGCTAAAAGGAATTGTAAATCACCATGTTTAGTAAGATCACTATTAATCCATATCTTTCTATCTACACACACTCCTTTGTCTGCTAATACATATGAATCTAAATAGAACATGTATGTTGGAACCAAAACAGTGATGTCTGCTTTCCATTGATTTAGTTCTACATTTGATAACGTTAATGGAAGAGGTTGGTGATTATAACTCTCCACCAAACTTTGTAAATCTTCATAACGCTTTTTAAATGCATCTAGACCAAGACCAGAATTTGTACTTGTGCCATCAACCTTCTGCTTTATGAGTTTAATCTGAGCTTCGTTTAACGCTAGAATTTTGTCTTCTAGATTAATTTGTTGATGCTCATTAGTTGATAGTTTATTTAGTTTCTGATCGATTTTATATAATAAACTATCTACTGGGATCATACAGATGCTAATTTTTTAGTTTTTAATTTTCCTTCAAGTGTTAATAGCTGATCTTGGTTATCTTCATTTATTAAGAATTTAACTAAATCATCTTCATCCTTAGCTATTTCAAATTCACCTTCATACACACTACCACTTGCTTTTATTCTATATATTGAATGGGTAATTGATTGTTTTACTAAATCTTTAATATGAATCAAATTCTCTTGCATATCTGCAAATTTAGTAAAAATTGCAACAGGACTAAGTCCAGAATATTTTCCACCTTTAAGTTCTGTCTGCTTTAATAAGTTATCCACTTGATTATATATCACTTCCTCTTTTGTATCATCACTAATAGGAAGTCCTAATAAACGAGCAATCTTTCTTTTCTTCTCAGGACCCATTGCGTCAAACTTAATAATTGCTTTGTTAATCAATTGTTTCTTTTTATAAACAACTGCATTTTCAATCTCATCATCAGCTACATAAAACTGTGTGTCTGCAGGATATTCACCACGCTCCCAAGCTTGATAGCTAGAAGCAATTGTTGGATGAACTCTTAACCATGCAAAAGCTAATTCTTGAAGAGCGAAACTAGTATCAAAATAGTTATCACCATCTAATAGCTTAACTGGTTGTACGTGAAGAGCATCATCTGTAGAAGTTGATAATCCATAGTTCCAAAATTTAGATCTTGGTCCTAAGTCAACATCTCCTAATGTAGCTTCAAGTTTCTTACGTAAAGATGTTACTCTTTCAGTTTCTAATTCTCTTTCTACATCATCTCCAATGCGTCTTATATAAGCAGCGTCACCATCTAACCCTGTTCTATATTGCCCATCAAGTTCTTTGTAGGGATATTTAAAAACACCTGTACCAGGTATTCTTGTCATTCCTTTCATAGCAAGACCGCCTTGCATAGTTTGTAATTGAGAATTGTTATACTCTTTCTTTAATGTAGAGATTTTTCCTGTCTTACCCATAATATGTAGTTGTTTTTGGTTTATTTGCAGATGGTTACCATCGAAGGTAATGCTATGAGGCATGAAGCCTGCATTCATCCATCTGGGGTTTGTGAGAAGACTCCCCCACTTGGAGGAGTGGGGGGGAATTCTTCTCGGTATTTGTAGAGCGTAGTTCTAACCTTGCTCTAGGTTTTTTAGAATTGTGGTATTTCTTCAATCAAGACTGTACGAGACAAATCTTCAATAAACACATCACAACGATCTTTCATCCATATTTCATAACCAGGGAATTTGTTTGCAGAACTCATACCTTGAGACTTAGCAAAGCCTAAGTGACTACGAGTACCATCAATATATCCCCAAGTCATAGAAGGAGCACCCTTCATGCGTACCTCACGAATGTTGTTCACTAATGAACCATCACTCATAGGGCTTACATCAAACACCATAAATACAGGTGTGCTCTTCTTGTTTTGTCCAAATTCTAAGTTTGTTTGAGGAAGGTCTAATTCTTTTAAGTGAATTAATTCAACACGACCAGTCTCACGTGTAACCATTGCATCGAATGCAAAGTTGTAAGTGATGTGTTGTCCTTCTCCTTGCATGTAACGATTACCAGAATCAGCCATGAAAGTTAAACCAGAATTTAATGCATCATTCTTTAAAGCTTGTTGGAATACATCGAATCCAGCTTCATTAGTGTACATCTTAACTCTACGATCCTTAACATCAACACGTCTGTAGAACAAATCACCAAACACTGAACGAATCAAGTTTGCTGTAAATTCTCCACGATTGTATTGTACTAAGTTACCGTTATTACGCATTCTGTGATATACACCAGCAGACGTACGCTTTAATTCTTGCTTAGAACCATTAGTTTTTACGGTACCAGGCTTAGCCCAGATCATACGCTTAACTTTTAATTCTAACATAGACTTACGCATCCAGAACTCAATAAATGGTTCCCACTTAACATCTTGACGAGTTAAAGGTAATTCATTCCTACGTTGAGGAGCATAAACTAAAATATCTAAAGGTTTACCATTGTTATCTCTTAACATCTTATCATCAGCCCACTCAGTAATTTTGTGCTCATAACCATATGCAGAACCTAAAGATTCAAACATTGTGATTTGTTGACCCAAACGTGGTAATCCTAATAAGTCTTGATCAAACTCACCAATAGCAGCATCAACTAATTCAAGTTCAATACCTATTCTTAAAAAGGTAGAGCTTACGAAATCTACAGTTGGATTGTCTGTTACTAATGTAAATGAATACAAATATCCCATGTTCCAAGGTTGAGGATCTTTGATTACATAAAAACGAGGACCATACTGACGAGTACCTACAGAAACAATAGCGTTCTTAGAAAACTCATTAGTATCAATCACTAATTGAAACTCTTGACCATCAATACCAGGTTTAGTAAGTTCTTGCGTGCTAACTGGAATGTCAATGATTTTTGGAAACTTGTAAGGAACT